CGGAGCAGGAAGCGGGCCGACATCTCAGCCGGGGTCATGTCCAGGGAGAAGAGGAGCACGGAGCCCAGAGGATTCCTCTGGAGAAACGTCACCATGCCGTGGAGCGCCAGGCTTGTTTTCATGGCCCCTTGAGCACCGACGAGTACCGCGAGCTCGCCCGGCATCAACCCGCCCCAGGCACTATCTAGCAGGGAAATTCCGAGCTCAAAGGAGTAGCTGTCTCCCCATGATTTGACCTCTTTTTCCAGGGCGGCGAGGTGGGCGACCGGTTTCCACTTCGGAACGCGCCGCACAGCACCTTCAGCCTCGGTCCATGATTCGCTGAGAAGGTTGTCCAGCTCGTCCCGCTTGAAATACCCGTCGAGCAGCTCGTTGAGTTTGTGGCAGTAGTCTCTGACCCCGATCGGATCCATTTGCCCCATACAGTTTTTCGCGGCCGTCTGGATCTCGATCTCGAGGATGGGGCGCACGTCGTCGAGCTGTCCGATTTTTCGGGCATTGTTGATGAGCTGCCGTATTCTGAGGGCATCCTCTTCGAGCATCATTTAAGGTCACCCCCCGGCGGCTCGCTGAAGTCCTGCGCCCGCAGCCACGGGCCGGGGTATTTGATGTACTGCTCTGGTGTCTCCCTGGCCTTGATCTCGTCCAGGTAAGCGTAGAGATGTTCTCCGATGTGATCCAACGTGTTTGCCATGTCATCCATTGGCGTTTTTTTGATGATCGATGCGAATGCCTTTCGAGCATCAGCCTTGGCGACTTTTCGCGGGTAGTGTGACCAGAACTCTGGGAACGACTGCTCGATGATGTGCTCGATAGATAGATCATTTGACATATGCTCATCGCATGATGAGCAAGAGAGATCTTTATTTCTTTCTTTCTTTCTTTCTTTCTTTCTTTCTACGTCGGACGGGCTACGGATGTCCTGCGGACGTCCTACGGACGTGACTATTTCTGATTCATCCCCGTCCGCACGTTGTCCGGAGACCCGTTCTTTTTCCCTGTATCTCCGTTTCCGTTTTGCGTCTTCCTCGCGCTTCTCGATCAGGCGCCCGGCGTATCGCTCCCAGTTCCGGATTCTCATGCCGTCATCGTCGCGCTCGAAAAATCCCGCCGAAACGAGAGCTGACACAAAGGCATCAGGATCACCTGTCCACCCCGACACCCTTGCAATCATGCCTGGGGTAATGTTATCCAGCCGTCCGTCCTTCGCGCTGTCCATCCCCCACAGCCAGAACATGACCAGGTGGCCGATGATGTTTGGTATTGGTATTCCGAGCTCGTCAGATATTTTAAGAGTCTTCCTGTGGTTCGGAAGGGATTGCTCGACTTTCAGCCATGCCACGGTTGCACCCCCTTCCTGCTATGGCCGACGCAAGAATCTCCAGATCCGGCCCGGTAACAATCGCCCTACCGCCGTGCGCGTCGTGGATCGTCAGAGTGTTTTGGGTGAGGAGGGCCCGAAAGCCCTCCCCACCCTCAATCAAAACCGCGTTCATCCGAGCGCCTCGATGTCCCTGGCATCGCTGACCTTGACCTCCGCTCCGTCCAGAAATGCCGCATAGAAAACGGCCCCGTTCGCCGAATGGTCCCAATACTCGCTTGCCGGGATAACTGCCGGGCAGTCGAGAGAATCCGCGGCGAGAACGTATTCCCCGGGAGTCTCCAGAGATCTCACCCGCGCAGCCTCAATGAGTTTCCTCACCTGGGCGTAGTGGAGCTGCCGCTCTTTCGTCTTGTAGATTTTTGTGAATCTCTTTTTATCCTCGCCAGCTGAAGCCTCTTCCAGCAGTGCCCTCTCAAAAAGCTGGTCTGCGGATTCAAGCCGCGCGTCCCGGACTTCCTCGAAGGCGTACACCTGGCGCTCGTCTGGATCGACCATGAGTTTTTTTTCGTCGGCCATAACTTAGACCTCGCCTTTCTCTCCCGGGAGGAGTATCCCCTTCTCGATATCCTCCGGCTGCTCCTCGTCCTGTACCGGCATGATATCCATCACGTCCTTCTCGACGGAGATCCCGGACACATTGTCCTTAACAGTCTCATCCTGGGCGGCTGCGGACATAATTTCAGTTGAGACCGGGAGATATTTCCAGATGGCCATGATGAGGGTCTTTTTCGCCATGGAGTCAAAGTCCGTTTTCCATGGTGATTTTGCCGAGTCATAACTTTTGCTGAACTTTTTAGCGTGAGCTATCACTTTATTGACGGGCCAGACCTCGAAGGCGTATCCGCCGTTCGTGAAGTTAGCCACCGCATAGACGTGGGTGACGGGGCCGCGGTCCTCGTCCTCGCTCTCCACGTGCTCTAACTTAGGGTTCAACCCCTTGCTGTACTCGAAATAATCCCTCTCGCACACCACGTCAGCGGCAATGCGGGCTATCCTGTCGCTCCTCTGGGCGAGGGCGATAGCCCCCCTGTAACCAAGCTGGAACTGTGCCTCTGATACCGTGATCCAGTTCCCCCCGTCCCTCTTTTTGTTGTCGTAGGGGATGATGTAGCACTGCCCGAGCGATGGCGTAAGATCGAGGCCGAGAGCCGAGGCAGTCATGAGGGCGGAGAGGATGGTAACAGGTCGGCACGCCTGCAGCCTGGGGTTCTGGCTGAAAAGCGTGAGGGCCTGACGGGCGTACTTCTCCGCATTCCCCTTGAGATGAATCGGGAGGGCGGCGGCTATCTCCGCCTTGAACCCGTCCACCACCTGCTTGAATTCTGTTTTGCTCAGCGTACCGCTCTGAATGCGGGTTGCGAGAGCCTTGTTATTGCCGTTTGCGTTTGCCATGGTTACACTCCTTTCGCGAGGGACTTGTCCAGAATAAATCTCCTGCTGCCTGGCTTCTCCTCCGTGTGGCGGGAAATAATGTCGCTCTCCGCCCCGAGCTCAATAGCGACTGACTGCCAGTCTGTGACCATTTTGCTTTTTGCCTGTTTCCAGGAGCAGATCCCCTGTATTCCTGCCATCTCGCCGATCTTCGACTTGAGGATGCCCTTCAGCCGTTCCTCCTCGTTTTCCAGCCCCTTGATGGTCGCCTGCACCCCAGCCAAAGACTGGGCAATAGTGATGGTCTCCTCGTCAATGTCCTGTACCATGTCGTCATCTGTCTGCTCAGGCCATAGGGAATTAGGGTTGTCAAACGGAGTGACCGGCGGCGGAACGTCCTTGAGGAAGTGCTCCTCCCAGAACTCCCGCTCCTTCTCGATAATGGTGTTGATGAGCTCAGGATTTCTTTGAACCTCTTTCTGTACGTACCTCTGGCCGCCAATCAGGCAGGCCACCCAGCACGCCTCCCAGCCCATGACGGCCATGTAGTGCTGAATCTGGATGTAGTAGGCGTCGGGGAGCTCGTCCCCCTCCCACTCGTCGCCCATGAAGTTCGATGCGGTCTTGCACTCCAGTCCCTTGTTCTGACCGACGATGCGCCTGTCAATGTTGGCCAGCATCCAAGGGTAGTCAGGGTGGGTGAAAATCTTGTTCTGCCGCTGGACTCGCAAGCCGGAGCGCTTTTCAAACTCCCTGGCTACCACGTCCTCCAGTACCGTCCCCCAGTAGGCAGGTTCGCCTGGATCGTCGGGGATGTAGAGTCCTTTTTTCTCCAGGTAGACCGAGAGGGGGCCGCCCCATCTCGATACTCCAAGCACCTTTGCGGCATCACTCCCGCCTATGCCCCTGCGCCGTTCTCCGAGCCATGTGTCCCGGCTCATGCCGGTGGTGGAAACAAGGATGCCAGCCACCCCTACACCGCCTCCTCACCAATCAGCTCCGCTATCTCGCGGGCTTTCTCCTCGATCAAAGCTAGTCGTTTTTTGTTCCTGCACCCCTTGCCGCCTGGCTCAACACCCTTTTTCCCGCACCACCATTCTTCCGGGCCGGTGATATCGGCTATTGCGTGGTGAGCGTCCGGGCAATGGCGGCACCACCGGTCAAGGTAGGGTTGAATGGTGTTGAAAATATCGTCCTCAATTTCTCTCATGTGCCCGTCCTCCTGTGTTAAAATAAAGCCGGGTGTTAGGGCACCCGGCTTCCCATGACCGGCCTCCCGATGAGGGAGGCTTTATTTTTCCAGCCAGTCAAGAACCGCATCAATGAATTCTTTGAGCTCATCCATTCCCACGCCTCCCGTACAACCTCGCCAGCATCCACGCGACCGTAATGCTCTCCAGCAAATCTTTCGCCCGGCAAACGCCGCTGATGGAGAGGTTCATTTCTGGTTCCTCCAACATTTCAAAACCATCCCGAACCAGCAGACAAACAGCAGCCCGAAATAGGCGAAGGCAAAGTCCTGTTCCGCAATCCACGTCTCAGCCATCACGCCACCCTGAACGCCCCAACCACACCCCGGCACACCTCGCGCCCGTACCTCCACGTGCCGAGCTTGAACATCTCCGGCATGGTCATGGGTATCTGGACGGCGAGCGCCGCCATCGTTGCCAGCACAAACAACCAGCGCCGTTTTCTCAAAAACCGAACAAGCATAAAATTCCCCTCCTTTTCTTTTTTTCGTTATCCATCGCCCGCCGTTCGAGCACGGCGAGTTCGCGTAACCGTAAAGTCCTAATCGCCAGAGGTAACGGCCATGATTCCTCCCGGAGAGTCCTCCCCAGGGAGGGGAGAAGCGGCCGGGTATAGGGGCCGCGGATCGAGCCTGCGCTGACAACCGCGTCAATCCAGCTCATTGACATCCTCCTCAACTGTAGTTGTTGGACCTCTATGGGGTTTTCAAGGTTCTCCCCGTCTGAATCTCCGGCTCGGGCTGTCCGGCGCGGGGGTGGTGGTGGTCAGATTATAGGCCAAACTTGTCTTTAATAATCTTGTATCTTGACCACGGGATTTTTGGGTCTCTGGATGTTTCCCATCTGCAATAGGTGCGGAGTGGTTTCCCTAGAATTCTTGCCATTTCAAGCTGCGTGAGTTCCGCCTTTTCCCTGAGTTCCCTTAGTGTCACTTTCTTCAACCTCCCTCCTGCAAAAACTGTCCATATGATAGGCTAGTATTGTCTGGTTGACAATGGGACCGGAGACCCATCTTTGACAATATTGTCATGTCAAAAGGCAAAAAAATGGGCCCCCATCCGGTTTTGAGTGTTTCTCCGAATGGGGGCGTTTTAAGGGATGGTGGAGCCGGGGGGAATCGAAGGGGCAGTTACGGTTTCACGGACAGCACGTTCGATGAAAATGTTGAGTACCTGCGTAACATGCTCCTCGCCCCCAGGCACCGCAACATCGTAAACTTTTTCGACTGGCTCCGCGACTCTATAAAAGATCCCTCCGTCCTCAACTCAGAAGCAGGACGCAAAGCATGGATCAATGATATCGAAAATTCTGCGTCGACCACTGGAGGGGATTCCTACGAGATTCCCGGCAGGCTCACAAAGAGCGGGAATCCTGACCTGTATTTTTTCAGCAGGGAGTGGTTCACCACCCCCGACGGTGAGGAGGACTACTTGATTGTCCACTGAATTTCTCACCACCACCGAGGCGGCCGCCATCCTTGGAGTGACGGGCTCCGAGGTCCGGCGGCTCCTCGACAGCGGGAAGCTTGAGGGGGTTAAGAGGGGGAAAGGCAGGGGCGGGACTTGGGAGTTGAGCCCGGAGAGCGTGGAAATCCGGCGAAAAGCCATGGAACAAAAAAAGAGGGAGCCCTAAGGCTCCCTCTTCTCATTTTTGCCCTCTATCTCACCCCCAGTTGAACGATTTCGCCACGAGGGTCACTTTGTACCCTCAAGGCCAAAATTGTTCAACCTGGGGCATTTTAGAGGCATGTTTCATTTCAGCAGCTCCCAGATTTTCGGAGCTCTCGACAACAGCCACCACCCACCGGCCCCGGCGAGGAAAATAACGGCCCGCAGCGCCCATTCCCCGGCGATCGCATCCACCGGGCGGTCATTTTTGATGTGCTCGGCGAACGACCGCATTTCTGATTCCCGCTGATAGCACCTATTTTCTATCGTGCCAATCCGCTTGTCATGGGCAATGACCATCCGGTGGATCTCAACAACGAGATTGTTGTTTTCGAGGAGCTTCCGGAGGGAATCGTCGATCCGTGGAATAGCCCCCTCCAGAGACCCGAGCCTGCCGGACAGAGCCCCGATGTCCTCCCTGATGTCCGCTATAGCCTCGTCGAGATTGATGCGTCCAGCGCTCCCGGCCATGTCCTCACCACAGATCGATCTTCCAGCCAATCCCGACGACCCCCTCAGCCTCGCCCCTGGTTGTCATTCCCCCTCCAGCGATGATCCCGGGGTAGAGCCTGGCCCGAAGGAGCCGGTCAATCTTCGCCCGGAGCTCGGCAACCAGCCGGGCATTCGCGGCCCGCTCCGTCTCGATCCCGGCGAAGTGCGCGTCCTGGTCGGCCCGCTCCGTCTCGATCGTTTTTTTCAGCGCGGCGTTCTCCGCCCGGAGGGTCTGGATCTCGGTCACAAAAAACCGATACTCCGACTCCTCCATGACGATTTTTCCGTCAGCCCGCCGAACCTCCGCTGATCCCGGCATCACGAAGCAGAGCATTACCAACGTCCACAAGCTCGTCAATATCCATCTCGTCGCATTCCGCTTTAGCGCTCGCCGCATCAGCCTCTACCTCCTCATCGTGCATGTCCCGCCGCCGCAGGATGTCCTGCTCGTACGCCCTGTTCGCCGCCTCCGCCTGCCGGGCTTCAAGCTCGCGCTCCTGCAGCCGCCGGTCAGCGTCGTCCTTTTTCAAAAAGCCGAACAGCCCGGTCAGCACGGAGGCGAAGCCCTCGCGGTAGCCCATGACGATGGCCACCAGCCCGAGGAGGAGCACAAGAAAAATGATGAGCATCACGGGATTGTCCGCCGCGAACGCCCAGAACCCGTACCGGTCCCGCTCCCTGCTCATACCGCCGCCACCTCCGTCCTCGCCGCAATCTCACGCCGCAGCCGTTTGAGGCGGTTGAGCCAGCCCGGGAGGAATGTTCCCTGACCGGGGTCTTTGGCTACCAGCCCCCGGTAGAACATCTCCCGCACGTCGAGGTACCGGGCCGTCAGCGCGTCGAGCGGGACCTCCCCAACAGCCCGCAGCGAGTCAGGGCCGATGATCCCGTCCACCGTGATTTTCCGGGCCGTCAGCAGATCGTTGACCGACCGCTGCAGGAGTTTACCTGCACCGCTGACCCCGGAATTCACCGCACAGTCAAAATGCACCAGGCACAACCCCCACGGGAGCTTGTCTGACCGCGACGGCCGCCAGTACATGGCCTCATAGATCGCGTCCGCTTCCGGTTTAGTCAGCCGGGTGATGTCGTTGTGGTTGACGAGTCCCTGCGAGTACGCCTTGGCCAGCGTGCCCCAGGTTATGCCGTATTTCGTCGGACCGCCACGGTCGTTGCGAGAGTTCGGCTTTAGCCCCGGCTTCCCGTTCACCACGTTGAAATTCGCTCCGCCCTCGGCGATGCCGACGAAGCGGAGACAGGTCTGATACATCGCTCCTCACCTCCTTAAAATCATCACGGCAATAAAAATGACCGCCCCTGTGAGCAGGAGCGGCCAGAGGTCCTGATGAATCACCATGTTATTGCGTTCAGTTCCTCAGGCGACTCCGCCGCCTCGATGAGCGCCACCAGCTCGGCCTCCCTGTCAAAGCACCCCTGCACATGCGCCCGGACAGCGTCGGCTATGGCGAGGATTTGCGGAGCGGTCAGCTCCACGAAACCTGACTCAGTCTTCCACCGGCAGGAATACTCACTATCCTGCATGGCCTTGAGCGCCGCCCCCGTGATCAAAGCCTGGCTCTCGCGGTCGGTCTTGATGCCGTCAATCCCTGCCGTCTCCGCCTCCCACCTCGCCGCCGCAATTTCCGCCTTCTTGCTGTCCCGTGCGTCCTGCAGCACGATTTCATCCGGGGCGTCGGAAATCACGACGTCCGTGACCGCGGCCCAA